AAGCAGCAAATGCTAGATGGAATAAAGACAATGAAAAAACAGAAGACGAAAAAAATACAAAAAAATGCAAGTGCATAAAAAGTTTTTGCAAAAGCAATGCAAATGCAAAACAAAAGAAATACAAAAGCAATGCAAAAATCAAAAAAGTATATGCAAAAAAATGCAAATTAAATGAAATGAAATTAAATAAAATTAAATTAAATAAAATAAAATCTATCTATCCTTCTGATCATAAAAATTTCAAAAATGAAAAAATAAAGATGGATAAGACGGACGAGATAGAATTTGAACGAATTGTATCTAATTGTGAATTACATATATTAGATCCAGCATTGGCTATTGAAATAAAAAATATTTTAAAAGAAATGTATTTAGATTTAAAAACTAGACCTAAAATAGAGGAGCTTAATTCAAAAAAGATACTTTATGCACTACAACAATTTTCTGTTGCAAATACAAAAACTAAAATACAGAAGCCAAAGGCTTATTTTGAAAAATGTATATTAACAGCAACAGAACAAACAGAATTAAGCACACAATTTGATACAGAAACAATTTATGAATTAGAAGGGTTGTAGCATGAGAAGATTTGAAGAATTGTCCAGAAGAGGAAATGTGCCTATATATGCAAAAATGAAACCAAAAGAAGCGGGATGTCATTTAACAAATTGTAAGCCAAGAAAAGAGTACGATTATTATAAATGTGATTATTGCGGAGAAGAAATAAAGATACTAGACAAAAAGCAAGAAATGACAGGTGGAACAATAACGTTTAAGAATATAGTTACTAAACATGGCGATATTGAAATGGCACTACATAATAAATGTTTAAAGCCAGTGTTAAAAATATTTGAAGAAGGGAAGATAACATGAAACATATAGTAAGTTTTAGTGGTGGTAAAGATAGTACAGCTATGTTGCTTAGAATGCTAGAAGAAAATATGCCAATAGATAAAATACTTTTTTGCGATACAGGCAAAGATTTTCCAGATATGTTGGAACATATAAGAAAAGTACAAAATTACATAGTACACAATTACGGAAAAGAAATAATTACTTTAGTACCAAGTAAAAGTTTTGACTATTATATGTTTGAACATGAAAAAACTCGAGGGAAAAACAAAGGAAAAAAAGGTTATGGCTGGGCAACTATGTTTTGTAGATGGTGTACAAGTAACTTAAAGACTAGAACAATGGATAACTATCTAAAACAATATGCAAATGAAGGTTACAAAGAATACGTAGGTATTGCTTACGATGAGCCTAAAAGAATAAAAGACAAGTGCTATCCATTAGTTGAATGGAAAATGACAGAAGCGGACTGCTTAAAATATTGTTATGATAGAGGTTTTAATTGGAATGGTTTATATGAACATTTTGATAGATTAAGTTGTTGGTGTTGCCCTTTGAAAAATTTAAAAGAATTAAAAATATTATATAAATTCTATCCAGAGTTATGGCAAGAATTAAAAGCAATGGATAAAAAAAGCTATAACCAATTTAGAGCGGATTATAGCGTAGAACAATTAGAACAAAAATTTAAGAAAGAAGAGGATATGGTAAATGTTAATAATTAGTCAAAAAAGAAATACGTTAATAAATTTTGAAAGAATAAATTTTTTAAAGCTAGAAGAGGTAAAAAATAGCCAAGTAAATATAATTATTAATTATGCAGATGACAAAGAAGGGATTATAGCAACATACAACAGTTTAGAAAGAGCTAGTAAGGTATTTAGTGAAATGATAAAAAAAGAAGAGGGAGAACTTAAAGGAATATTAAAATATAAAATGTATATACCAGAAAAGGAAATGCTAAAAAAACAGAGAGAATTAGAAAAACAAGGTATTATAGTATCTGACGCTTTATCAGAATTTACACCATTACCAACAAAAGCAGTATATATAATGCCGGAAAATTAGAAGAGGTGTTACAAATGATTTATGAATTTGAAATGTTAGGAAGTATACAAGGAAAAGCAAGACCTAGAATGAATACAAGAACAGGTAGAGCATATACACCAACAAAAACAAAATTATACGAATATTCATTAAGACAATGGTTTTGCATGAATTATCCTAATTTTAAACCAATAGAAGGTAGAGTAAAAGTATCAATAATTGCTTATTTTGAAATACCTAAAAGTACAAGCAAAAAGAAAGAAGCGGAAATGTTATCAAACAATATAAGCCCAACCAAAAAGCCAGACATAGATAACATTGTAAAAATTGTACTAGATGGAATGAATAAATTTGCATTTAAAGATGATACACAGGTTATTAAACTAGAAGTAGAAAAGAAATATGCAGAAAAACCACGAATGTATATAAAAATTGAAGAATACTAAGGGGAATAAATATATGAAATGTATTAATTGTGGGAAATATCCTTTTTGTAATAAAATAGAAAATTCGCAGCAAGAAGCATGCGAAAAATTTATAAAAAGACCTTTAGGAATAGAGGTTACAAGGAAGGATGAATTTAATAATGAACAACATAGAAAATAAAAATGCTGTAAGTGCTGACGCTCTACACACACACACACCGGTACTTCATTTAATGAATTACTAAACAAAATAACATTAGGCGACAGCTACGAATTAATAAAACAAATACCAGATAATAGCATAGATTTAGTTATAATGGATCCACCTTATGAATTTGATACGGGAAGCGGTGCAGGTGCTTTTGGAACAAAAAGAAGAAATTATAGAAAAGAATATATAAGCCTATATCATGAAAAAGGTAAAAGCACAAAAGACACAGAAAGGTTAAGAATATCTGCAAATAAAGAAAGACAAAGACAACAATTAAATCATATTTCAAATGGATTTGAACTTGAAATACTAGATGATTTAGTAAGAGTTATGAAAAAGATTAATATTTATATATGGTGTTCTAAAAAACAAGTTAGTAAAATATTACATTATTTTGAAAATATAAATTGCAGTACAGATATATTAACATGGCATAAAACAAACCCTACGCCAACTATAAATAATTCTTATTTACCAGATACAGAGTATTGTATATATGCTAGAGAAAATGGGGCATATTTAGGTGGAGAATATGAAACAAAACATAAATTTTATATTACTACAGCTAATAAAAGTGATAAAGACAAATTTAAGCACCCTACAATTAAACCAATAAATATAATAAAAAATTTAATTATTAATTCTAGTAAAGAAAATGAAATAATATTTGATCCATTTAGTGGAAGCGGAACAACCTGTGTTGCTGCAAAAGAATTAAACAGACAATATATAGGCATAGAAATAGATCCAGAATATCACAAAATAAGCATTGATAGATTAGAAGGAATATTAGCAAATGGGCAAACAAGTATGTTTATGAGTTAGGAATGGTAAAAATGAGTAAAATTATAATTTATGATAATAAAAATATTTTAATTGCTGATTTAGACAGAACAGAAACAAAAAGAGAGCCGATAGAAAAGTTATTTAAAAATTCTCCAGCAATAGCTTTTGAACTAGAACATGCAGCAATATTTAAGGAATATAAAATAATACATAGTTTTTCATTAAAAAAGCAATTAAAAAAGATAGAAAAAATATTTAAGTACCATAAAGAAAGGGAAAAGAATGAAACTTAAATTTATAGATATTGGAAGCAAAAATGCAAATTTTATAAAAGAGTGTAAAAATGAATTAACCTATGAATGGTTATTAAAAGCAGTAAGACCTTATTTATATTCACATAATATTGATTTTGAAGAAGGAACAGACAATAGAATATATGTATTTGCAGGAATGCAGACAGTAGGAACAATAGAAATAATAGAAAGGTAAAGAAAAAATGTATATATGTGTTGAAAAGAGCAAAGAAGTATTTGACGCTAAAGGCGAAAGTATGGGACAAAATGGAGATAATGCTTTATATTACCTAAAAAGTTTAGGAAGAAAAAGAATATATAGACAAAAGTACCCTATAGAGCCATTTATATTTAATGGCAAAGATATAAATAAGGGTTTAAGATTATTTACATATAAAAGTAAGAAAAAAGCACAGGAATTATGCGATTATACAAATGAAAAATTTGGTAGCAATTATCAAGTTATAGAAATAAAGGAGTGTAAAAATGTCTAAAACTAAAGAAACTATACAATTTGAAAAGTATTTAAGAAGATATACGGGAAAACAAGGTATATTTGGCTGCCCAGAAGTTACAATAGGATGGTTTGGAAACGAAAGAGTTGATTTTCTTACATACGATACAAATAATTGGTTTAAGTGTTATGAAATAAAAGTAACTAAAAGTGATTTTTATAGCAAATGCCATAATACATTTGTTGGAAATTATAACTACTATGTAATGCCAAAAGAGTTATATCATGAAGTAAAACAAGATATTCCAGAAGAAATAGGCGTATTAGTAGAAAATAAAATAGGAGATAAAATTTACGAATATTCTCCGTTAAGATCAATAAAAAAGGCTATAAAACAAGAATTAAAAGTAGATAAAGATATATTAAAAAATTCACTAATTAGATCATTATGTAGAGAAGCGGAAATAGCACATAAAGAAAGTTTAAAAGAAATAATCAAGCATTATGAAATGGTAGAAAAGAACAAAAACCAAGAAATTAAAAAATTAAAATATGCTTTGTATGATATGGTAAATCAATTTGCAGATGAAGAAAAAGGAAAATTATTTACAATGGGATTAAGTGCTTTAGAAAATGCCTTTGACACTTTAGATATAGACGAAGGAATAGAAAATAAAAAATTATGGAAATTAATGCAAATGCAAACAGAAGGAGATTAATTATGGGAGTACCAAAGATTATTAGTAAAAATAATCATGAATACATATTTGTAAAGCAAGTAAACAAAAATATGTTTTTATATAAGGACATGCTATACGGATATAATGAATGTTTTACAAAATTTGATTTAGGAATGGTAAAAGAAATAGTAGAGCCACCTAAAACAGAAGTAAAACCAGAAAGAGTAAAATTTTTATAGGAGTGATTATTCATGAATGATAAAAAATATGTAGAAGAGGTTTGTAGCAAATGTGAAAACAAATTAAATGATAAAGATTTATGCGACATAAGAACTACTATAAATGGAAAATCAAATTGTGTAAATTATAAAGAAATAAAAGAGGTAAGAAATGCAAGTATTTAGATTTATGTCAAATTATGAGTTTGAACAATATAGAAGCGGAAAAACATTAATTAATAAGAAAGACCACTACCAAGAAACAAAAAGAAGAACAAACTCCATAGGCTTTTGTTTTTTAGATATTAACGACTATAAGCCAGAAAAGGCATTACATTTCCTAAGTGGAATAGTAAATTTTGATATATGTGCAGTTTTTGAAACAGATAAAATATTAAATAAAACGTGGGGGACTTATGCAAAACCAATTAAAAGTAATGGTAATCTTTTAGAAGATATATTAAGAGTATTACATGGATTTAATGAACAATTTACTAGCACAGAATATTGCATAACAGAATATAACAATGAAGATTTTAAATTAATAAAGTACAGCCAAAATATATGGCAACAATGGAATCCGCAGGAAGAACAGTCAATATTAAATTGGAAGAAGGTGTAATATTTATGTTATTAAAAATATGGAACTACGAAAGACATAAATACGAAAAATACCGTGTACCGAATGAGTGGAATGTAAAAATATATGCTGATAATATGGAAGAAATAATAAATTGTGCTCATTGTGGTAAAAAAATTAAAGCTGGAGATAGTTATACATCTTATGAAATACATAATGAAGTTGGTATAGGTTACGGAATTTGTGAAAAGTGCTTTAATAAAGAAATGTTAAGAAAAAAACAATAGAAAGGAGCTACCAATGATTAAAATTTATCATAAAAAAAATAAAAAAAGCAAATGTGAAAAAACAAAAATAAGAATAAGTTTTAAAAGTAAATATCAAACGTCGCTGTTTATGATAATAAGAGAATATTACGATAAAAAAACAAATGAAATTACCTATGCAGAAATACTATTTGAAATAGAATAAAGAAGAGGTGCAGAATGTCAAATATATATGATATGTCCGGAAAAAAGAAAGTAATATTTACAGAAGATCCTAAAATGGATATTACATATAAAGAAATTATGAAAATAATAATAGAACATGCTACAGAAGCGGGATGCCATAGAATATTTTGTGATGGTGGCGTAAATATGTGTCCATCAGATGTATTTGGAACAGAAAAAATAGATAAACAAAAAGAAGAAGATATTTGCAACTATGAAAGTATAGGTTGTACTAAATGCTGGACTAATGCTGTAGAAGAAATAAGAAAGGGGAATAAAAATGTTAGATTATAAAGAAGAAGATAAAAACAGAGTAGAAAAGGTTAGATATAGATATTATGATTTTACAGAAGAGAAAATAAAAGAAATAGTAAATAAAAATATAAGTGATGTAACAAATGAAGAATGGCGAATAATATTACAAATGTTATACCCAAAATGTATGATAGGAAGCGGTTTATTTCAACCAATATTAATTTTTAAAATTAATAAAGATGGGAAAAGAATAGATCCACCAGAAGAGGCTTACAACGGTATGGGAGAATTAAAAGATAATGACTGCTTGTTATTTAAAGCTATGAACTATATTGAAAAAAATAGTGAATTAAAAATTGATGATAGCTGGTATAAAGCGAAAGAAAAAATATTGAAAGGAGCAGAAAATGAGTAATAAAACATTATACGAAATTTATAATGACATAAGGAATAGTAAAGAAGTAGAAAAAGAAGATTTAAAGATGGCTATTCTAATGTATAGAGATTTGTTATGGTTTTCTAATCATGATATAGAAGAAATTTACAAGGCAAATACTAACAGCCTAGCAGTAGAACTTAGATATAAGCAGTCAGTTGAAAGATACCAAAAGGCACTTAAACAACAACCTAGAATTTGGTTAGGACAGGATGGAATACCGGGGACACAAGAATATAAAGAAAAAGAACAATTATGTAATAATATTTTAAGAGGATTTGAAAAATATAGAAAGGAATTATGATATATGGAAGATCATTTAGTTATTGGTGTAGATATTTCAAACGGAAAAAGTATAAGTGTATTAACAGTTGCTAGACATTGTAAAGGTAATATAGAAGTAGTAAACCAGTTCTACGATGAAGAAGCGGAAGAACTATATTATAAATTAATAAATATACATACTCCAGATATAGAAGAAATAAAAAATAAGGCTATTGCCAAAAGCATGGTAACTATGAAAAAACTATATTCACAAAAAGAATTGCTAGAACTAATAGAAGAAACAAGGAAACTACAAGATTATACCGAAAAGGAAAGAAATTACATATTAGCACATAATACACCTAGTAAAATAAAAGAAATGCTAACATATTTTTGGCTTACACATACAAACGATGTTTTCTTTAATTATTTTGGATTTAATTGGGTTCCGCCAATGGAATTGCAAGAAAAAGTACGAAAGAAAATGAACAACATAAATAAAACTACTATAGATATAGAAATTCCATTTTTAAAATCATTAGATGCAGAAAATGTCATAGTAAGAAATGAAATGTTAAATGCTGCTAATAAATTAATGTATGATTATTCTATGTTACCTAAAGAATTATTTAATAATAATCTTATGAAAGGGGCTACAAATGAGGATTAAAGAATTTAAAGTTAAGTCAGTAAATAGAATACCAAGCCAATTAGAAGAAGGAATATTATATGTATGCTTAGAATGTCAAGTTGCTGTACATTTGTGTGCATGTGGATGTGGAGAAAAAACAGTAACACCTTTAGGAGAAAATGGGTGGAATTTATTGTTAAGAGATGGAATAGCAACTTTGAATCCTAGCATTGGAAATTTTAATATTCCTTGTAAATCTCATTATTTTATTGCTAATAATAAAGTTAGGTGGTTCTAATATGGTAAGAATAGAAGAAATAACACTTGAAGAATATGTTTTAACAAATTTACACCCGGACGACTGGGGTTACTATATAAGACTAAAAGATAATATAGAATATCAAGTTTATAAAAGAAAACCAAGAGGACAAAAATTATATTATTTCATAAAAAAGGACAATGAAGAAATAAGGCTAGATGAAGAGGTAAGAAAGTGTTTCCTACAAAGTAAAAGGAAATATGAGAGGTACGGTATATGAAAAATAAAAATAAATTTTTTACAAAAATATATAGATACATAAAAAATCAAGATTTTAATAAATTACAGAAGTTTATTATTAAAAAATCTAATAAAAACGATAAAAAAAGAAACAAAAAGCACATATTAGAAGAAGTTATTAGAAAAAATACAATAAATTGTAAAAATATAGAAAGAATAGAAATAGTTAATAAAAGTGTTTTAGATAAATTAAATATTGAAGAATTAAAGGAAATATATTTACTATTGCAAGATATTTATTTAAAAGCAGATGTTTTATTAATAAAATATAAAAAACGATTAGCTTTTAATGAAAAAGTAATAGATAAAAGTAATCAATTATTAGTTGAAATGTCAGAATACAATTTAAGAAAGAATAAAATAATAGATTTAATGGCGGAACAATTAGCAGGATTAGCAATATTTGATAATGATATAGAAAATGCCTTAATTTTAGGAGATAAAGAAGAGGTTAAAAAATATTATGAAGGGAAAATAATAGAAAATGAAGAAAAATAAAAAACAAAATTTTAAAGAAGTTGCTTATCTGAGAGAAATAAACAAGGAAAGAATAAAAATAAATGAAAAATTAAACAATACATTAACAGAATTAGTAAGAAATGGCGAGAATCTGGAAAATTACGAAATATGGGCTAATAAAAAATGTGAAATATTTATACAACCTGTATTTATAATAGAAAAATACGCTAAGGATTTAGAAAAAGAAGGTTTTACAGCAGATACTGCCTATGTAATAGTAAAAAAAGAGCCAGAAGCGGGAGAAATAGAAAATGAAACAAATTAATTATGAAAATGCGACAATAGCAGATATACAGAGCCTATATAAAACAGGTTATATTACAGAAATTACATTTGATGCAGATAATAAGAAAATAAGCATAAAAGAAGATGAATATTTAGCTATAATAGAGGTTTTTGACAAATTAGGAAATGCAGTACAAGGAATTGTAGATGCAATATGCGAAGTGGGTAAAAAAATAGTAGAATCTTTTAGTTTAATTTTTCAAAATTTTAGTAATAAGAAATTGACAAAGAAAAAGTTTATAAAATTATTACAAAGTGAAGGAATACAACGAAATACAATAAATGAAATTGTAAAAGGCAA